TGGAGTGTTTATACTTCTCCAGGTACAACTAAGTCAGATGATATTGCTACTATATTATTTGAAAAAGCTGCACGAGAGTTTAAAGGAGAGTATATGAGATCAGATAAGTACTCAGATGGAGATACAGATAAGGAGGCTAATTTTACAGTGCTTACAGGCACTAGTATGCCCGCTATACTATCTGAGAACTTTTTTATGACAAACTATGATAACTGTCATAAGTATCTCTTATCTGAAGAAGGTAGAGATAGAATAGCAAAAGTACACTTTCAAATGATACAACAAGTCGAAGTAGAAGGTAAGATTTAACTTTTCATAGGTGAGTTAAATAAAGAGAACCTGGGTTTAATAACTCAGGTTTTTTTATTTAAACTACAGAAGTTTAAACTTTATTTGTATATTTGAATAAATAAAATTTAAACCAATGGAAAATCCAGAAAATTTATCACCTGAAGAGTTAGCAACTAAGAAAGAAGAAATGCTTGCTTTTTACAAAGAGTCTATGCCTTACTTGCAAGCTCAATTTGAGTATGAAGAATTATTATCAAGAATTGATGAAATGAGGCTTAAGAGAACTCAGATTCAAATGACGTATGCGCAAATGATGGCTCCTCCTGAAGAGGATGAAAAAGTTGAGTCAAATGAAGAACTTAAAACAAAAGCATAATGGCTATTGTTAAGCGAGTTCAAAAGAAGGTAATAATGTCTACAAAAGACATTATTAAATTTCAATTTATTACTCACTGTTATCTTAATAAAATAACAGTGAGTAATTCTGATCTTGAGTGCTTAACATTATTAAGTAATCTTGGTCCAATTGAAATTACACACTTTTGTTATGATGCTTCTGAAGAATATAAGATTTTTAAATCTCAACAAACCGTTAGAAATTGCATTAACAAGTTTTTTAAAAATAATTTAGTAAAAAGAGATAAGAAAAATAAAAAACTTATTTTTATTAACCCTAAGTTAAATATAGAAACTTTAGGATCTATATTTTTAGATTATAAATTTCTTGCAAAATGAAACCTAAAAAAGCAAGATTATTATACGAAGAGTTATCTGAAGAAATAGATTTGCCAAAAGATTTAATAGAAAGCATTGTAGATTTTTATTATAAAAATGTAAGAACTTTATTAAGTGAATTACATCATCCAAGAATAAATATTACAGGCTTGGGGTTATTTATAGTTAGATCAAAAAGTATTAAAGATGCTATACCAAGGGTTGAAAAGTATTTAAGAAATCATGATACATCTTCATATTCGGCATATTATAATATGAAAATGTTAGAAAAAAAACTAGGATTTTTATATAGTATGAGTGATCAGATAAAAGTAGAAAAAGAAAGAAAAGAAAAATTTTTAGAAAAAAAACGTGGACTTAAAAAAAATTTGGAAAAATAGAAAGGCTATCTATGAAGGAATTAAAAACTCTGTAGTACGTGATGAATATGTAGAAGATGTATCTGCAAAAAGAATGGCTATATGTAGTGAATGCATTGAAATAGATTTGAAAGGAATTAAATGTGAAATGCCTGGTACACAGCCTTGCTGTGGAAATTGCGGATGTTCACTTGGTTTTAAAACAAGAGCTTTATCAGCAGAGTGTCCTATAGGTGAATGGAAAGCCTTAATGTCAGAACAAGAAGAAGATAAATTAGGAGAATTATGAGTATAATATTTACAGAAAAGGATCATAGCTATAAGTCTTTAAGTAAAGATAACCTTATAGATTGGATAAGTGTCACAACCTTGACATCTCATTTTAAAGAACCTTTTGATGCTAAGAAAGTAGCACAAAAAGTTTCTAAAAGAAAAAACTCTAAGTGGTATGGCATGACCCCTAAAAAAATTCAAGAAGTCTGGAAGAAAGAGTCAGAAAGAGCTATGGCTCTTGGAACATTTTATCATAATCAAAGAGAAGCTGACTTATGTTCATTAGTTTCAATTGAACGAAATGGAGTTACTGTACCTATTTTTAGTCCAATATTAAAGGATGAAGGTGTTAAACTTGTACCTAAGCGAAAGTTAGATCCAGGTGTTTATCCAGAACATATGGTTTATTTAAAATCTGCGGGTATATGCGGTCAGTCAGATTTAGTAGAGGTAGTTGAAGGTAAAGTATCTATAATAGATTATAAGACTAATAAGGAAATTAAAATGCAATCTTATGTAGATTGGGAAGGTATATCTCAGAAAATGCAATTTCCTGTTAGCCATTTAGATGATTGTAATTTTAATCATTATGCTCTACAACTCAGTATTTATATGTATATTATATTAAAGCATAATCCTAAGTTAAGACCTGGACCAATGTACATTCATCACGTTCAGTTTGAAGAAGAAGCTAAAGATGAACACGGATATCCTATTACTAAATATACTCCAGAAGGTGATCCTGTGTTAAAAGATTTAATTCAAATACCAGTGCCTTATCTAAAAGATGAAGTAATATCCTTAATACATTATCTACATGATAATAGAAAAAAACTAAAGAAGAAATGATTGCAAAACTATTTGATATACAAAATGGCAAAGTAGTTCCAACAGAACATTGTTACACGCTGAAGTCCCTTAAAGATGTAATGGATAATTATCCAGAGGATCATCTAAAGATTTACCAGTATTTATTTTATATGACCTGTCCTAATCCTGATATGAATCCTTTTTTTCATACTCCTGAACACGAAAAAGAAGAAGTTATAATGAAAGAGGTAGAGGGTGAGTTTTCTACAGAAGATGATGATGTATGGGCAGCACTTAAGTTTTGTGAAAAGATGTACCAGACTCCAACATCCAGAGCATATAAGGGTATTGCAGCCATGCTAGATAGATTGGGTAGATACATGCAGACTACGCCTATTGAACACGGTAGAGATGGCAACATTAACTCTTTAGTAAATGCTGCGGCTAAGTATCAGCAGATTCGAGAATCATTTAAAGGAGCTTATAAAGATCTTCAAGAAGAACAGCAAAGTAATGTAAGAGGTGGAATAGGATTAGGTTATGACCAATGATACAGAAATATATGAAGATATTCCTACTTGGGACAATGGTACATGGACTAGTACAGATTTTGATAGCAGAGAAGACTTTGCGGATTATGTAAGAAATTTATTTAAAGAACCTGGTCAGTATGACTTTGATGAAACTTCTTTAGAATTTAATGCAGAAGCCACTAAGTTTAACAAACAAGGGTTTTATTGTGCAGCTCCTTTTAAATCACGAGATTTTATTAATTACTGGGAAGGAGAAAAGAAAAAGTGTAGAAAAGGAGTAATATTTAAATCAAAAGATAAAGTTTGGTATGTAGCAAGAGACTATTACATGTGGTTAAACTTCTTACCTATATTTAACAAAGAGATACAAAAGTTTGGATTTGCTGATATTAGAGATGCTCAGTATCATATGGCCTTATATGAGATACTAGCAGAGTTAAACTACAAGCATGTTGCTATACTAAAGAAACGTCAAATAGCATCATCTTATTATCATATGGCAAAGCTTATTAATCAACAATGGTTTGAGCCAGGGGTAACGCTAAAGATAGGAGCTAGTCTTAAGGATTACATTAATGAGAAAGGATCTTGGAAGTTCTTAGATGAATATGCCGCATTTTTAAATGAACATACAGCATGGTATAGACCTATGAATCCTAGTAAGGTAATGATGTGGCAACAAAAGATTGAGGTTAGGAAAGGTAATAGAAAAACTGAAGTAGGTCTTAAGGGAACCATACAAGGTATGTCATTTGAGAAAGATCCTACAAATGGAGTAGGAGGTCCAGTTAAATACTTTTTTCATGAGGAGGCGGGTATTGCCCCTAAGATGGATAAGACCTATGAGTACATGAGACCAGCAATGAGATCAGGACTTACTACTACAGGATTGTTTATAGCAGCAGGATCCGTGGGTGACTTATCACAATGCAATCCACTCAAAGACATGATTCTTAATCCTACTTCTAAAGATGTTTATGCTGTAGAAACTAATTTAATAGATCATAAAGGTACTGAAG